TACAAACTGAGGTGCATTAAACATGTCCATTGAAACAGCAAGCATCCTTTCGGGTGCAACCGTTTCGGCCACTGGTGGTACAGCTCAAAGCGTACAATCAATGTCTGAATCCGTTGGGACTCATGAGGCTTTTATCTTTCCGTCAGGATCTGATCAGATCCAGGAAAGGGAGCTTCTGAGTTTTAACGTGAAACAGCCAAAGGCTAACGCTCAGAGCCCAAATGGGTATACTCAAGGACGGCGTAAAGTACTACTCAAGATCCCTCGATTTGATGTCGATGGGGTGCTTGTGACGTACGATACCTTATCAATCGAACTTGCGACCGACGTGAAAACGACGGATACGGAAGTTGGTGATATGATAGCGCGTGGTTCTCAGCTGCTCTTTGATTCCGATTTCTCGGAATTTTGGAAACATCTGAGCACCAAGTAACCATGAGAGGTAAAAGTCCCATGGAAACTTTGCTCTATACCAGCCTCGTAGGCCTACTTACCTTAATGGTAATATGGCTTGGAGGTCCAAGAGTGTGTGATAGCATACCGCCATCCACCCAACTGGCTTTACGGGATATGAACTTTCCCGTAATCTGTACAACTTCCCCATACAGGAGATCTCCTAATGAAGAAGCAACACAAGAAGTGTCACCAAGTAAAGAGACAGAAACAGCTCTTTGACCCTGACGAGATAGTGACAATAATCTCACAGGGAGTTAGTCGCGATCTCCAGGCTGTAACAGGCCTGGAGCCTTCCAAAGACGTATACCGTCAGCGCCAAATGAGAGATATTTTAAAGAAATATAGCTCAAAAAGCACTGATCAACAAACCTTAGAGGAGTTAACGTATGATAAGTTTATATCTGTTAACAATCATATGCAATTGCATAATAGCCCTTTGGCTATTGACGCATCCGCTAGATTAACCTCTAAGACATCATACAAAGATAAGGTTTATCTTCGGGCTCGTGCCCTAATGTATGATGTTGTTGGTCAGTTGGATACTGACACTTGGTTCCGTTCGTGTAAACACTCGAGCGGGTCCTCCCTTGGTGTACCTTTTATAGATACATCGTTGGAAAGAAAGTGGCAATATCCTCTTACGGTTACAGAGGAAGCTAGACCTCTATTCAGTCAATATCTTAAGTTCGACACTACGTTGAACCGAGCCATTGAGGAATTCAATGTGTATCACCATATCGGTGAAAGATATGAGACTGTGAGAGGATCGCGAGCAACGACGGTCGAGAAAAATACGTCGATACGCCGTATGATAGCCATAGAGCC